AAAAATCGGTAGTTTGTGGGTCTGCTACACAGAGTGGAAGTCTATACCCTGTACTGCTTCAACGCCTCAGAAGGCTTACATGAGATGGATATGCAAAAATGAGCGTACCTAGTTTTACTTATAGTTCACTGAGCAGGTTTATTACCTGCCCTAAGCAGTACGAAGCACATCATGTTTTAAAGTATATCCCTTTTGCAGATACCTCAGCTACGCTGTATGGAAAAGATTTGCATCTTGCGGCTGAGAACTACATAGGTAAAGGTGAGGCATTACCAGAGCGGTTTATATTTGTTAAGAAGTTCCTTGATACTATCAATAACATCAAAGGCAGAAAGCTTTGCGAATATAAACTCGCGGTGGCGAAGACAGATACTGGATATGAGTTCTGTGATTATGAAGCACCTAGTAGGTACTGGCGAGGCATTGCAGACCTTGTCATCGTAGACGCAGATGCTAAGAAAGCGTATATTGTGGATTATAAAACAGGCAAGTCAGCAAAGTATGCAGACACTAAGCAACTAGCACTACTAGCGGCGGCGGTGTTCCTAGAGTTCCCGTATGTTGAGAATATCAAAGGGATGCTACTATTCGTAGTAGCTAACGAGATGGTAAAAGAAGAATATACATATGAGAATAGATTGGGTATTTTTGATAAACTAGCACCTGTATTAGCGCAACGGTCAGTAGCCTACGAGACGGGAGTATTTAATCCTATTCCTAACGGACTATGCCGTCGATGGTGTCAGGCTACACGTTGCATTCATAACGGTAACTATAAGGAGGGGTGATGCCCTACAAGAACAAAGCAGATAGAAATGTTAAACGAGAATATGAATTAGAGAAGACTCGCCCTGGGGCGCATGAAGCTAGAATGGAGAGACAACGTGCTCGCCGTGCATATGATAAAGCGGGTATTGACCGTGATGGTAAAGACATCGACCATATTAAAGGCGTTAAAGCGGGTAACGGTAAAGACAACTTGCGCCTGCGAGCACCAGAAGTGAATCGTTCGTTTCAACGCAACAGTGACCATACTATGAAGAAGAACGAACCGCCAAAGAAAGCTAAACCTAAGAAGAAATAATATGGAAGTATCCGTAAAGTCAGTGCAGATTATTGCAACGGAGTCTGGTTTACCTGAGAGTTTAGTAGAGCGTCACATAGACGCTCTATGTACCATGACTCTTAGAACGCGTATTAGTGAACGGAAGATGTGCCTAAACAAAGTAAGAGCATGGTACTTTAATAGGAGTACGAATAAGCCTCAGCTATTTGAAGTATTAGAAGATAAATGATTCGCCCCCTTAAGGGGCTGTACGGAGCGACAATGGAAATACAAGTTATTCAAGATAAGGTCTTGTCTATCAAGACCACTAACCCCGATGCTATTACAAGCGTCATTACAAAAAGTAAAATTAAAGATATTGATTTTGGTACAGCAGAGGTATGGGTAAATTTTGGTTTAGGTGAAGCGCATATCCTAAACAATATAGGTATTAAAAATGTACCCTCACCTATTCGCACACAGTACACATGGACAGGGATGTATAAGCCCTTTGACCATCAAAGAGTGACAGCAGAGTTTTTAACGCTTAACCGCAGAGCCTTTTGCTTAAATGAAATGGGTACGGGTAAAACTAACTCAGTTATCTGGGCGGCTGACTATTTAATGAAACTCAGTGTAATACGCCGTGTGCTTGTGGTTTGCCCTCTATCTATTATGGATGCGGCATGGCGCAAAGATTTGTTTAAGACAGCTATGCATCGGTCAGTTGAGATTGCACATGGTAGTAGGGTAAAACGTGCTGAGATTATTAAAAGCACTGCGGAGATAGTTATTATTAACTTCGATGGTGTTGAGATTGTAGAGAAAGAGATTGCTGAAGGTGGGTTTGATTTGATTGTAGTAGACGAAGCTACGCATTTAAAAAACGTCTCGACTCGTAGATGGAAGACGATGAACCGCTTAGTCACTGCAGACACATGGCTCTGGATGTTAACGGGTACACCTGCAGCGCAGTCACCAGTGGATGCGTATGGACTAATTAAACTAGTTAACCCCAAGCAAACACCTAGAGCGTTTAATGCGTTCCGAGATATGGTGCAGATACGCACCTCGCAGTTTACGTTTAAGAACCGACCCGATGCAGAGCAGATAGTACACAGATTTATGCAACCTGCGATACGGTTCACTAAAGAAGAATGTCTAGACTTGCCAGAGCTAACATATCAGACAAGAGATGTGCCTCTATCCCCACAGCAAGAGAAGTACTACAGACTTCTCAAAAAAGAAATGCTCATGCAGGCTGGGGGAGAAGAGATAACTGCGGCTAATGCGGCAGTGGCTTTGAATAAATTACTTCAGCTTTCATCTGGGGCGGTGTACTCAGATACTGGAGAAGTGATTGAGTTTGATGTGAAATCTCGTGCGGCAGAGCTATTAGATATTGTAGCTGAGACATCTCACAAGACGATTGTGTTCGTGCAGTTTAAACACACCATAGAGATAGTAGAAAGGATATTACTAGATGTAGGCTACAGTGTAGGCGTTATTCATGGCGGTATAAATGCAAACAGACGCTCTGAGTTATTTAATGCATTCCAAACTTCGCCCAATCCGCAGGTTCTAGTTATTCAGCCGCAAGCGGCGGCGCATGGGGTAACTTTGCACGCGGCTAATACAATCGTGTGGTGGGGTGTAACGCTTTCACTGGAAACCTATAAGCAAGCCAATGCGCGTATCCATCGTGCAGGACAAGTAAATAGATGTAGCGTGGTGCATCTTGTAGGCTCACCCGTAGAGAAGAAAGTCTTAAACGTACTAGAAGATAAAGGTGCGGCTCAGACTAAGTTGTTAGATTTATACAAAGATGTTATTAGTTGACATGGGACAGTAGGTACTGTATAATATAATCTCCTTCAAAGAGATATAGAGGAAAACACATGAGCACAGTAAACGTAGAACAACTCGTTAAGGCATACATAAAGATGCGCGATGCGAGGCAACAATTGTTGCGAGAGTTTGATGAAGCAGACGCTAAGATAAAACAGCAACAAGATGTAGTACAACAAGCTCTACTTGAGCTTTGTAAGGAGACAGGGACAGATGGGCTTAAGACCTCAGCAGGTACAGTGACACGGACGGTTAAAACCAGATACTGGACAAGCGATTGGAACAGTATGAAAAATTTTATTAAAGAGAACGATGCGTTTGAGTTACTTGAGCAACGAGTGCATCAAACAAATATGAAATCTTTTTTAGAAGAAAACCCAAACCTCATGCCCCCAGGCATGAATATTGATAGCAGATACGCTATAACAGTAAGAAGGAAATGATATGCAATCCAAAGAAGATGAAGATGTCTATTTGACAACTGACCAAGTTATGAAGATACTAGGTCTCTCCAGACAGTCTATCTCTAGACTAAGACTCACAAACGTGCTGACTACTTACCGTCAAGGTACGAAGTATCTATCCAGTGCAAGAGAAGTCGAAGACTTACTAACACAAAGAACCACAATAGTTAAAATCAATAAACCACAAGAGGAAAATAACAATGGCTAACGAAATGAGCTTATTCACAACAGGCGCAGTAATTCCAGCACACTTTGCAAAAAGAGAACTAAGTGCAACTACTAAAGCACTTATGGGCGGTGCATCCGATGCTCGCCGCATCTCAGTAAAAGGTAACATCTTCCGCTTAACTGTTGGTGGTCAAGAGGTTGCTAAGAATGAAGACCGTGCAATGAACATTATCATTGCGGCGGCAGCTCCTAATACATCTCGCCAATACTATAGTGGCTCTTATCAAGAAGGTGTAATAGCCGCACCCGACTGCTGGAGTTCAGATGGTGAAATGCCTAATGCATCTATTAAAGAACCAAAACACACAAACTGCAAAGCGTGTCCTATGAACGTAGCAGGGTCTGGTCAAGGCACGAGTAGAGCTTGCCGTTTTAATCATCGTCTGGCGGTTTTACTTGAGAATGATATGCATGGTGATGTATATGAACTATCTCTTGCGGCTACATCTATCTTCGGTAAAGGTGAGAACGGTAAAATGCCTTTATTCCAGTATGCCAAGCAGTTAGCTGGTCATGGTATGAACGTCACTGACGTAGTAACAGAGCTTAGATTTGATACAGACTTTGCTACACCTAAGATGATATTCCGTGCGGTGCGCCCACTTGAGTTAGCTGAGATTGATGTTGTACTTAATAAAGGTTCTTCCGTTGAGGCTATTCAAGCTATCACTACCAGCTACTCAGCTCCAGTAAAAGAAGATACTGCACCTAGTGGGTTTATACCGACTGCAATTGAAGCTCCTGTGTCTACAGACGAGCCTATTGTAAGAGAGAAAAAAGCAGCAACTAAACCTGCTAACCCAACTGATTTAGAAAGTACCTTAGCTGAATGGGCTGATTAAACACTTCCCCATTAGAAGGGGCGGTATTATCCGCCCCTTTTTTGTCTTTATTTTTAGGTGTAATCATGAACAGGATAGATTTTTTAAAAACAGTGTTAGCAAAAGGCGGTATGTATTGCGCTGTAGGTATAATAAATAAGAAAGTTAACCAAGTATTTTTTAATACGATGGAAGAGTTAACACAATGGTCAGACGTTCAAACCTTAGCTGGCGTAAATGTTTTCTTTGCAGTAGCTACCTATCACACAGCTATTAGTAGAAGTGCTAAAAATACTAAGCTGTTTAAATCTTTATGGCTTGATTTAGATATAGGTAAAGGAACTGCGTATGAATCGCAGGTTACAGGTATCGCGGCACTTAAAAATTTTTGTGTTGCGGCTTCCCTTCCCAAACCAACCATAGTGTCATCAGGATATGGGTTGCACGTTTACTGGGCGTTTAAAGAAGAAGTTGATTATAACGAATGGAAACCCTTAGCTACCGCATTAGCGGATAAGATAACAGCCGAGAATTTTAATGTTAAAGATTTAGGTGTAACAACAGACGGTGCTCGTATCTTGCGTGTACCTAACACAAAAAACTATAAGTATAGTGATGCAGTAAATGTTGAAATAATAACGCTTTCTGCGCCTACACCTATACAAACTTTAAAAGACATACTGTCTCCAAAAGATACATTAACCCCCTTAGCTAAAGCAGAGCTTGCCGCTTCTAATGTAACGCTCAACGATACAACTCGTGCACTGCTAGGAAACATTATCTACAAGTTCTCACGGGTTATGCATAAAAGCCTTAGTAATAACGGCTGTGCGCAGATGGCTCATATATACCTAAACCAAAACGATATCCCAGAACCTCTTTGGAGAGCGGGGCTTTCTATTGCTCAGTTCTGTGTAGATAAAGAAACAGCAATACATAAGATATCTCAAGCACACGATGAGTATTGCCCTGCTGAGACTGAAAGAAAAGCATGGCTTATTAAAGGTCCGCATCTATGTGAAACATTTAACCACATTAACCCCGATATGTGCGTGGGGTGTAAGCACGCTGGGGTTATAACAACGCCCTTAATGCTAGGTAGAGATATACTAGAAGCTTCACCCTCAGATAATATTGTTACGGCAGAGAGTAAAGAGCTTGGCACAATCGACATAGAGATACCTCAATACCCATACCCATACACAAGAGGACCCAATGGTGGTGTATATGTTAAGAGCGTACTTGACTCTGGTGATGGTGAAGAGACTGATAAAGTATTAGTCTATGAAAACGATTTTTATGTAGTAGGCAGACGCAATGACCCAAACGATGGTGAAGTGTTGCATATGCGTCTTATTAGACCTTATGACGGTGTAAGTGATTTTATCGCTCCTCTTGCAACTGTAACAGCGGGAGACAAATGCCGTGAGTTCCTATCCCATCGAGGGGTCGCCGCTCATGCAACTCAAATGAAACTAATTATGGCATACCTAGTAGCGTGGACTAAACATTTGCAAAATACAACTAAGGCAGAGCAGGTTAGAGTACAGTTTGGCTGGACACCCGATGACGCGGCATTTGTTATTGGTTCAAGAGAGTTTGTGAAAGGTGCATCTCCTAAGTTCAGCCCTCCTTCAGCAACAACGCAGGAGGTAGTTAAGAAGTACAATAAAGAAGGTTCTATTGATGAATGGTCTAGAATTGTCAACACTTATGCTCTTCCTGGAAATGAGGTACGTGCCTTCGGTTTGTTTTTGAGTTTAGGTGCTCCGATGTTTAAGTTCTTCTCTTTAGGTGGGGCTATTTTGCATCTGACTAACGCATCATCTGGTGTGGGTAAAACAACTGTACAGTATGTAGCAAGTAGTGTGTGGGGGCATCCTAAAGACACGGTGCTTACCAATGAAGATAAGCTATTAGCTAAATACCACCGTATGGGGGTTATTCAAAATCTTATTCTATGCATTGACGAGGTGACCAACTTACCGCCTGATGAAGTGAGTGATTTGGCATTTGGTATTACCAATGGTCGAGGTAGAAACCGTATGAGTTCTTCGGCTAACGTAGAGCGAGTTAATAACACTACATGGTCTATGCCTTGCATTACATCTGGTAACAACAGTTTGCATGAGGTGCTTCAGTCCCATAAGGCTGACCCAGAAGGCGAGGTACTTCGTATCTTAGAGCTTGAGGTAGTACGTGCAGACTATATGACTAAACAAGATACTGACCAGTTATTCAGTAGAGACCTATTTAAAAATTATGGGTTTGCTGGAGATGTTATTGCACAGGCTATTTTAGACAACCTAGACTTATCAATTAAAGACTTGTTTGCTATCCAACGTGATTTTGATACTAGAGCTAACCTATCTCAAAGAGACCGATATTATTCTGCACTTATTGCAACGGCTATATTTGGCGGCAAACTTGCAAATGAGCTGGGTATTATTAACATTCCCGTTGAGCCTGTCATAGATTATCTAGTTAAAAAGATAGGACATAAGGCTACCGTTATAAAAGTACAGGAAGATAAAGCATCAGCTAATTTAGGTTTGTTTATGTCAGAGCATATGCAAAACCAACTTGTGATAAATAATAAAATACCTGTCATACCAGGAGTACTGGGCGTACCTATTGAAACCCCTCGCGGCGCACTAGTAATACGCAGAGAACCAGATACTAATAGAGCGTATATTATCTCGTCAGTAATTAAAGCATGGTGTGCAAAGAAGCAAATATCCTATAAATGTATGGTAGCTGACCTAAAGAAAATAGGTATCTTAGTAGATACAACTAAGGTTAGGATGTCGGCTGGGACAGTGCAGGATAGTCCTGCTGTTATGGCACTCGTCTTGGATACTACTCAAATGGGATAAAAAAGGGGGCTTAACGCCCCCTCTCTTTTATGGGTGAACCCTATTGTATAAGGCTTTAGATTTACGTTCTAAGTTGAGGATGCGCTCTTCAATGCTATCGAGCTGTGTACGTTTATCAGCAGGAGACATAGAGTCGTTAGGTATAGCCATAATAATACGCTTCTTACGGTTTAACGCATCTACCTTTGTGATGATATGATTTAGCGCAGTGTGTGCGCCTTTGTTTAACATATCTCTATTCTCTTCTTTATACGCTCTAGCTTCCTCAAAGCGTTTCTCACCTTTAAGCATATTGTATGACCTAAAGGCTTTCTCTTGCTCTTCGCGGAGTTTATAGAAGACGTCTTGTGACTCATCAGAGTGAGCTTTCCCTAGTAGTGACGGCATTCCAGGAATACTTCTAAACGCATCAGCCCCAGACTTATCAGCATAAGGGATGTCCATACCTTGTCTAAGCCCATAGTCAATAGTTGCAAGTGCGGCTGCCCCTGTATACCCAGCAAACCCCTTAATGAGATGGTCGGCACTGATAGGAGATATAAGCCCAGTCTTACCTAAAAGTTTAGAAAATTCTGATGTGTCGCTTTTATACTGATACTCTTTATCTGCGCCCACTAATCGTTGAGGTACTACGCTTCTACCTGTGAAGAAGTCATGGTTAATAGACACTTCGAGGATAGGTTTAATAATAGTAGGCCCAACAGGCGCATTCATAAACGCCGCTACCACTGCAGCCTTCATTGCCTCTTTAGCTAACTCAGGATTTTCTGTACCCTCGTTCATTAAGTAAGTATATGCATGGTTACCCGTTACAAAAGGCAGTGCAAACACGTCAGCACGAATAGGTAGGGTGATATTAGACTTAACGCCCAGTGCTCTTAATGGGAATATGTGAGTATCCTTCTCTCTTGAGTCTTTATTTTTAAACTCATCGTCATCATCACCGTGGTCGGCTAAAGCGTTGTATAACCACAACATAGCCATCATCTGAATAGTAGTACCAGCCATAGTAGCTAGAGCTGCTTTTCTTTCTGAAGGTGCAATCCCTCTCCCAGATATTGCATTGTACGCCGCGCGGTTAGCTTGGATGTATGCACCTAAGAAAGGAGTAATTTGTCTAATAGAATCGAGTCCAGCACTTGCACCGCGTCTACGGAAGTTAATCACCTCAAAGGCTCTTTCTTGCGCTATAGCTTCAGCTTCGGGTCTACCCTTCATCTCTTTCATAGTGCGGTTATAGATTGCTTGGCGAACGGCGTTATCACCAGCCATAGCAAAATGCTCTGCCATATCTTTAATCTTACCAAAGGCACTCCGCTTTCCAGCATGATGCCCACCATACGCAAGGTCATGGATACTCACACCGAACTGGTCTGCAAAATCTTTTTGTCCCACTGCACCGATACGTTTAAGTCTTTCATGGGCTTTAGTTGTACTAAATGCTGTACCGACAAATTCTTTTAAGACTTCAAAAGGAAGCATTAGAGGACGCTTTACACCTGATGTGTACATCGCTGTGTACGTATCTTGAGGTAGCTGAGAGAGAGTAAACAGTGGATTATATACGATACAGTTACGCAAGAACGTAGCCAGCTTAACACCCATACTTAATGCACTACGTGGCACAGGAGATACACCGTTGAAAGCAAATCGCATAATAGGGTCTTCAAACTTCCAATACTCTTTTACACCATTGCGATAACATACAACAGCAGTAGGACCATTTTTATCTAACTCAGTAACAGAACCTTGAGGCAGTACATCCTCTGCAACATCAACAAGCTCTCTAGACTTATCTGCTCTAATAGCTTTTACATAACTATTAACGACCCATTTCTCCATGTTAAGGATGATGTCATCTACTTCACGAGTTTTAGACCCCTTCATTTTATGTTCTGTCTGCCCTGCCATGAGACTACCTGACTTACGGAAGTTACCCGTTGCCATCTGAGCATACATTTCATCGGGGTCTTGAACATCCATAATACGATTAAAGGGCACATAAGCCACAGCATCCATATAGTTAGAGGCTTGCTCTGGAGAATACCTACCTGATGCAACAAGCGTATCAATTACATTTTTTCTAACTCTATGCCACATCTCCATAGGCACTCTAAACTCAGGCATAGAATTAAATGCAGCTAGATGAGTTGCTACTTCAGCCTTTGACATATGCAAGTTTTTGGCTAGATCTAATATTTTTCTAGTCTTTCTTAAATATGCATAGCGGTCAGAACCGCTTTTAGTTTGAGCGGTGGCTTTAATGTTATCTGCCGCTCTATATATCTCATCAATACGAGCCGCTACCATGAACTCCCCAAAGCGTTTTGAGGTCTCTTCAAAAGTCTCACCGTATTTAGTTGCAATATCACTAATTAGCTGACGGATTCTAGGCATATTATCTGCACTATCTACGCCTTCCCACATATGAGTAGCAGAGCTTTTCTTCATACCACCTCTAAGTGCTGCCTCACCCGCCGTTGATGTACTATGCATGGTTTGAGACTGTGATACTCGCATTAGGAAATCACGCATTTGGTCCCATGTAATCTGAGACCCTTTAACCATCTTAGTTAATTGATTTCTAAGTGTGTTGATATACCGCGCATCATAACTACTTATGCTAGTTTCTATTTTATCTATACCTTTTTGTATGTTCTCTCCTATAGTAAGAGGAGCTTTAGCCGCAGTTTTTGGATGTCCTTGCTTTCTAGCTTCTGTTGCCGCTTGAGATGCTTGTCCTTGTGGAGTAAACGAGTACACGTACTCTGATTTCTTACTAAACTCTCGCCCCTCAGCAGATACCCATTCAGGGAGTAGCCCTACTTTTTGGTCAGCAAACAAAGTGTCTTCAGTTTTTGCCAACCTATTTAGGTCCCCATGAGGTCCGTAGTTTAGCCAGCTGTTCTGACCCCTAGTTTCTGTTGAAAGAGCTCTCCCTGCTAAAGGGCTAAACATCGACATATGTGCTTGCCACGCATTCTCTTCACCATCTGCTCTAAAACCTACCCCCTCTTTAACATGACCGAAGTAATCGTGCACAGCTCGGAACAAATCATTGGCTAGAGCTTTTTGACCACTAATCTCAATATCAGTTTCAGTCAACATTGGGTTTTCAATAGGGTCAAACGTAACATCGGACCCAAAACCATCTCTAGTCCCAAACACCCACATATGATTGTTGTTGCGAACATCCTCAGTCATCTCACGAGGACTGCTGTGGTAAGGGTCTACACCTCTAGGGGCAAATTCTACTGTGATTCCTGAAGACAGCATGGCTTTATATTGTGCCACTGTTTCTTTTATCATTTGAGCATAGGCAGCCTTAACTTTTGGGTTTTGAGGGTCATGCGGCATAGCATCATAAGCATCTGCTATGCGTTTTGCCCTTTTGATATCAACTTTAACGTATTTCGCTGGCGGGTTATACGGGAGCCCAGCAGCCTTCATATAAGCAGCTGTTATCTGTTCTGCTGGTTTGAAGTGGCTTGGGGTGAACCCTTTGATGTTTCTTGGGAGACCGGTGAGGCTCCCGTCCGAGTCACGCCCCTCATACCCATTAGCCTGCCCACTCGACTCTGCCAGAACCCTAGCGCTTCCTCGAAGGTTTCTTGGTCCAGGAAATTCTCCCTGGCTGGTGCCGGTATAAAATTGTCCATTAACGTCTCCTTTTTTGTTGGTTGAAATGTCTAGTCTAACAGAACGCTCAGAGGTTTGGGATTCTTTGCGAAGTGCTTTAGCTGCAAGGTGATGAATATCTGACTCGGTAATACTAAGTTTTGCACCGAATGTAGTACGTACCCAATTTTTAACAGCCGATATTGCACGTTTTACAATAGGTAGATTAGGCGCGTTCTCGACTAGGTAAGCTAGAATTTCTTCGCCTTTTAAGTGCGCTGGGGTATTTGCAGGTACAGACTGACGTGCACGGTCAAACGCTGCACCCTTAGTAGTTAGAGCTTGAGAGGTTAAATCCCCCCAGACTTTATCGCCCACCATACCTCTCATACCAACGTGTACACCCACTTCATGCATCGCTACTTTAGGTAGCGTCTCTGGGGTTAACTTATTAGCTACTAGATGCACCTCACCTTCTGGTGTGGTAAGCCCCTGTACTCGCTCTGGATGTTTTCCACCAGGTAGTGTATCTGCCGTATTATGCAAAGTGAGCTTACCGCTCTCAACAAGGCGTTTCATCTCAGGTGTAAGATGAGGTTGCAGTGATTCTACAGTATGGTTTGTGTTTACCCCTTCTGGTGCAACAGATAATCTAGGTAATGTTTTCTTTTCTGTACGCAGTGCTCTAATCTTATCAGATAGCTCTTTTTGTTCATCGGGGTCTAAGCTTTCTTCTTTTTGAAAGTTTAATGCGGAAATCTCTTCATCTACATCTAGCTGAGTACGTCCAGTATAAGCCTCTTGCTCTGGCGTTTTTTCTGATGATTTCTGCCGTATGTTTAAAAATGCATCAAAGAGAGCCTGCTCTTTTTCATCTGCAGATTGTTGTTCTTGGAAATCATTAGCTACGACAGTTCGACCTACTTCAGGTGCAGGCGTAGGTGTTTCTTCCTCTACTTCAGGCGGTGGAGAAGGCGGTGGAGAAGGCGGTGGTGTAGTATCTTCTACTACAGGCGGTGGAGGAGGTGGGGGTGGAGGTGTATTATCTTCTTCCTCTTCCTCTTGTTCATCTACTACTGGAGTAGTTTCTACTATAGGTGCAGCTTTGGCTTTCTTAGGTTTAAGAAGCTCTGGAGGAAGTTTTAAAGTTGTTGCTTCTTTTAAAGGTACGTTCTCTTTAGTCCACGTTCTACCATCTTTATGTGTATAGGTTGCATTGTAAAGAGCTGTACCATCTTCGTGCGTACCTACCTGCTCATAGGTAGCAGATATAGTTTTATTCTTTACCGTACCTTTACTTTCAGGTGAAGGTGGTACCTCGTCCTCTTCTTCATTTTCTGGTGGAGGAGGTGGGGGTGGAGTTTCGTCTGTTATTTCTTCTACACCTGCTTGAGCCTTTGCATTTGATATAAATGCATTCCATGCATCGTTATTGAACCCTACTGGAAGACCGTGTCTACCTTGGATGTTTTCTCTTTTAGAGATAATACCTTCAGCCTCTGCGATACCTTCTGGCGTAGAGTAGTCAATCTTAGTTAGAGATTCAAAAAGCTTACGATGCTCATTCCTAGAAATACCTACATTCTTAAGCTCACGAGGTACATTTAAAGGCCCACTAACTTCTTCTTGAGCAGGCTGGTCTTCTGGCTTAACAGCTTCTTCTGGTTTTGCAGTGGGCATAGCTGCGCTAATACCTTTAATTCCGCCACCACCAATAGCGCCTAATGCTGCACTGACTTCTCTTTCTTGAGCTGCTTCTGGAGTAGATACATCTTGGTTACCACCTACTTGCTCTAACCCTGTCTGTGCATACTCTGTTGCACCTTCAGCCCCTGCACCTATACCACCCTGTTTAACTATTTTTAAAGCAGTATCAAGAGCACCGCCTTTTATAGGCGCAGCACCTTCCATAAGAGCTGCACCCGTTTCACGAACCTCTGCATTTACGGCACTGCGTAGAGAGGATGGGAGAAGTCTAGAACCGCCCAGTAACAATTTATCTGTAAGTGCATCCATCGCCGCAGCTGGCATGGCTGTGAGTAAAGCTTTGGGGATGTCTTCTTTCCCACCTTCATGTTGCTTACCACGCATCTCAGTATATTCTTGCATATAAGAAGGGAAAAAAAGACCTAACGCCCCACCAATAACTGCACCAATAGCTGTACCGGCACCGGGAACAACAGAACCTATTGCAGCACCTGCTTCCGCTCCAGCCCACGAACTTGCAAGTGATACGGGTAGTTGAGGCAGTACGTTACCAGCAGCTGCTTCTAAGGCATCAATTGGATGCTCACCGATATCTTTTACTGAACCGATAGAGCTTGGGTTTTCTTTTTGAATCTGCTCTGCTCGTTCACGAACACCCTTACCAAACTCAGCTACCTTTTCAGAACCTATAGCTGTACCAATATCTTCAAGCGGCTGCCCTAAAAAGGCGTTCACCATGTGAGCGCCAGTGGATGTAGCAGTTTTACTAAACTCACTGCTATCTTCTTGTTTAGGGTATGTCTTAGCTTGGATAGCTAAGTGTTCTAAATCATCAACTGATAACTCTTTAGCTGATTCAAACCGTTGCCCTTCAATTTCATATATAGGCATATAATTACCCTACTCTTTTTGCAGTTGCGCCTGAAGGAAGTTTAATAGTTGAGGATGTTTCAGGGTTTTGTCCAGGAAGATTACCATTCCACGCGTCAATAGGATGCAATACACGGTCCATAAAGTCTGGACCTTTTACTGGTTGAGCTGGAGGGGTATACAGTTTTATAGGTTCTCCTCCCCCTTCTATTTCTTGTCTTCTAACAAGTAAACCCTTAAGCTTTTCCGTATAAAACTCTGCTTCTCCAGGCTTACTAGCACTTTCAATTAATTCTTTTACAGTTTTAATATCAGTATCGTTGGATTTAAGAAGTCTAGCTTGTGCTGCTGTAAGACCATCATTCCCTGCAGCTTCCATAGCTCGGTTATGACGACTCGTTTCTGCTGTACTTGCAGCAGAACTTCCAGCAGCTAGTTGAGACCTTTGCATAGCAGCGGCATTATCTTCTCTATTCATGTAGTATTTATCAGCGCCTAACCCCGCTGCTACTTTAGCGGCTTGTTTCTCTAAAGCACGTTTTTCGTTGGCAGCTTGTTTATGTTCAACACTGTTAAATCCAAAAGTAGTAGCGGCTAATTTTTCAGCTCGTTGAGCGTCTTCCATTCTACCGCGTAGCTCATCGAGTTTATCTGCGCGAGCAGCTAACCCTTTCTTAGACTCGCCATAAGATGTTAGACCTTTAGATGCACCTTCGCCGATATTAGCAAACGCATTAGGGGACGTACCCGCCATAGTTGAAAGACCTGCTTGCATAAGAGCCATCCAAGGCGCTTTATCTTCCTCACCTTTAAGTGAGGCTTCTCTAGATGCAATACGTTCTTCCTGTTTTGCAATACCAGGGTCAGAACCCATAGATTTTAAGTATATATCTCTTTGAGCCATAGGGTCTAAGTCAGCTCCAGTATAAGCGGGTGCATAGTCTGCTTCATCAACTTGATACGGCGTATCACCACCCTGAGCAAACGCAATAATCCCACCACCTGCATAATCACTTTCATCAATGCCACTAGGCAAAGAGTCAATCCCACGAGGTTCTGGAGCTTCTTCCACTTGGCGAGCCATGTGCTCTTGCATGACATCATTATGAGCGGCGTCTAGGATTTGCTGTGCTACGGGTGGTTTAGGTGCGCCTTGTTGAAGCGCTTGTTGCTGCGCCATCGCTTGCTTCTGCGCCATTGCTTTTTGTAGCATGGGGACTACAACATAGTCGGGTACACCGTTTTGGCGAGCTTTAAGTAGCTGGTCAACAGAATACATAGAAGGGGTATTCATCATCTTATTTTCCTCCTTTCATCGCGTTATACACCGCTAAGTCACCGATACCACCACTCTTAGCTTTAGGGACTTTACCGCCTTTCTTAGCTTTAAACCCACCGTTAGCGCCGTATGCACCTAGAGCCGTAGCACCTAAACCACCCACTTGAGAGATAAGACTTGGCGCTGGCGTGAACTGTGACATATTACCGACTTGTACGCCGTTAAGAGCGTTACCAATATTACCCAAGATTTCCCAAGGGTATTTTTGTTGATAGTCGTTGTAGCTGATAGCATTATTGATGCCCTGCTGGTCAAGGGCTTGTTGCTGTTGCCCGTACTGATTTTGCAATCCCGCAATCGATTGTTGTTGTGCTAACTCCTGATTACCAATACCCATTAATTGTTGCGCTGCATTACCTGTAAGACCATACCCAGACTGCGCTGCACCTACACCAGATAATCCAACACCTGCACCTTGCATCGCTTGTGCTTGCCCAGACAACCCTGTTTGAGCGCCAGATAGACCGTATTGGCCAGCACCAGTTGCCGTAGTAACGCCCTGAAGCCCCGTTTGAGCGCCTTGAATACCCGTGTTAATCCCTTGAAGTCCAAGTTGTGAACCTTGCAGAATATTGTTTTGCGCTGTGTCGTAAGCTGATTTGTATCCTTGACCAATGAGGTTTGCTTGCGCTAGTTGATTAGACTGGTTATTGAGGTTGTTTGCAACGGCTTGACGACTGCCACCATAGGCTCCTTGTTGAGCCGCTTGTGAGTTAGACATCTGGTTAGCAATAGCATTCTGCTGGTCCATCAACGCGAGTTGAGGTTTTAGTGATGCATCGAGGTAGGGGTTCATATAAGACTGAACAGTACCTGCGTTAGTGGCTTTATTCTCGTAAGCCTGACCAGCATTTGCACCAGCCGCGCCCATCGTAGCACCAAGGGCGCCATAAGTCTGCGCACTATCACCTAAAGTAGTCGCATTTGCAGCTGCTGTATCTGCCGCTGTATTACCTAATTTAGCTGAGTTAAGTCCTGCTGTATATCCAGCGCCACCGTATTCAAGTCCTGAGTTAGCTGTGTTAAGGCCTCCTTGAGCGACAATAGACGACAAGTTAGAAGCAGCTGCATTTTGCTCAGGCAGTCCCATTCCAGCAGCGGATTTATACGACATATTTTGAAGTAAGGTGGGCTGCGCAACATATTGCCCAAAGTCTACTTCTCCTCCTGGACCAGCTGTCCTAGTAGGGTCGGATACAAACTTCTCCCCTTCCGCAATAGTACCATAAGGGCTGTATTGTGTAATCCCTGTAGGGGAAAACTTAGAGTTAACGCCCCCCGTAATATTATCTAACACCCCTATGTTTTTTAAAGTAGATTCAGTAACCCCACCCACTAAGTAATGTTTAACTTCCCCTCCTTTAGCATACCCTTTAACCTCTCCACCCTCAGCAAGACCAGAAGAGTATCTAGGTTGATAAGAAGTTGCTTTAGGTGCAGGATTTCCTGGGTTGTCCTTAGAGGTGAACCCTTGTTTCATCATAGAGTTTAGTAGCACTTCATAATATGGTGCAAGCTCTTTAGGGATGTTACGCTGTTGCACAGTCGTGTTCTGACTAGGTGCACCTCCTCCCCCATAGAATCTGGGTACTATGAAAGTGAAGAACAGTTTTTTATAACTTTTAATAATCATATTGATACTTCCAGTAAGGTACTGCGGGGTTGAAAGTCAAAGCGTCTCCAGAGTCTTATGATAGCAGGTCGTCCATACCCTTGAATCATCGTAGCTCCGCGTGCCTTAAATAAATTTTTTAATTGGTTAAAACTATCTTGGGTAGCAATCAACCTACCCCCTACCGCTGTGATAAATGCAACTCGATGTAGTGGGTAGTTAATGTATGAAATAGTTGCAGCACCTCTCATTACGTTATTCTCATCTACCGCCACGAAAAGCTCCCAATTACCGTTAACAAGATAGCTTAGTACATGGTCGTCATTATACGTCATGTTAGGTGAATTCTCACCACCCCCTTCCTGCAAACCAGCCACAATATGCGGCCTCGCTAAAGGCCACGTCTGCTGAATAAACTCAAGAGGTACTGCGTGCAGCGTTATCATACTGAGCCAACTAAGGGGTTAGATTGATTATTCGCAATCCAATTATTTCTATCAGCTGCGCTGGTCCACGAGTTTTGAATAGCTGCTATTTGTTGAGCTCTTGTTACAGAAGGTAAGACTGCTCCTGTAGCCGCATTTGATTGTTGTGGCGTTGTAACTGGAGCAGATGTTGTAGCTGGAGCAGACGTTGTAGCTGTAGGCGTATACCCTCCACTAGTTATGTTTTGTTGTGTGTAAGTGTCATTAGGGTTAGCAGCAAACCACGCATCCCTACTAGCTGGAGAAGTCCATGAGTTTTGAAT